AAATAAATGGCTGATTATTCTGCTGAACAATTAAAACGCAAGGCTCACCTAGAAAATGGTGGGACACTTGCAGATTATGATAGGACACACTACGAAAAGTAGTGTGCTCACTATTTTTTTATTTATTTTTTTTAAAATCATGCATCATACATCTTAGAAAAATATTCAGATTTTTGTAAAATAAAAAATTTTTCAGATTTCATAGTCAGAGTCTAAATTTGGATATGATCCACTATCTTCTAAAACAAATCCATTTTTTCTGTCAAATAAATTATAATCCATAGAGATAACATTAAACTCTTCACCTAATGCAAGCAATACCTGTGACATACTCAATTTTCCGCAGGTATATAAATCAAACTGCATTAATCCTGGATCTTGCTCATCCCATATATGAAATGCTATATGGCTAGTCTCAATCATTACAATAGCCGTAAGCCCACGATTGCCTGGTTTGTCAACGTAAGAGGCAAAAGGTCCTTTAATAATCTTCATGTCAATACGCTCAACCAGTTTTTCTAAGAAAGCCATTGCCTGGCCCTCAGTCTTCATAGGTTTTTCAACCTTGGCATTAATTAATAAATGTTTATGAAATATCATTTAATCAGTATACACCATTGACAAAGGTTTGGCAAGTATGGTAAAATAAATATATGCACATACTAGGACTAAAAATTCGTAAAGATCGTAAAGAGAAACAATACTCTATAAAATCTTGCTACCGCTGTGGCAAAGTAATTTGGGTTGCAGCAAACAACCTTAGAGTTGACAACTATTGCACAAAGTGTGAATAGCATGTCATTTTTAGAAAACCTTGAACAATCTATGGCAGATGATGACGGCATGTCAATAAAAAACGATTTCCCAGAAGAAGCGGGTAACGGAGAAATTATTCAAGACGAAATACCATTTGAATTAGAAGAACGTCTAAGTCTTGAACAAATTGAGCGGTATAATGAAAGATTAAAATATATGGAGGAATATGGAATCTAATATAACAATTTTACAAGAAGGTGAGTCTATTATCAAACCAGACAAACCAGACAAACCAGAAAATCTGGACAAACCAAATATCAACGACTTATTAGAATCTCAAACCTCATTTGAGGAGTAAAGGTTTGGCGGGTATATAAAAAACCTACCACTTCCCAATTGGACACTTAGCATTCTTCAATGACACTTTTAATTTCATAAAGCATCCACACTTTTTGCATTTTTCCAAACGGGAATTAAAAAACTCACACCCCCTACAAATATTTAATCTTTCTTCTTTTAACTCTGCTTTTGATCGCGGGGATTTAAAATTCAACAAATCCCAAACCCTCACATCATCATTTTCCATATATATATGATACCATTTATTCGACAATAGGCAACTGCGTAGCAGGTGTAGTAGTCGGATTTGGTTTGGTATTCTTTTTCGCATTCCCCGCAAAAATAATGATATAATTGCTTTATTATGACTGCACAAGACTGGACAGGTTTAATTTTAACAATACTATCAATAGTAGTAATTTTTGGAGTAGGAGTGAGGTGGGTTATTAAAAACTACGTAAAACAAATTATGGAAGAAATTAAACCAAATGGTGGAACTTCAATGAAAGATCAAATCACAAGATTAGAAGAAAAGACTGAAAAAATTTTTGATCTTATGGTTGAGCACTTACAAAATCATTCTAAATAACTATATATTCTTTATACTATTTACCCTCTTAATTAATTATTATACAGCAAAAAATCAACTTTTTTGACTAAAAACAAAAAATTTTAAAAAAATTTATCAAATCGTTATAAAGTAATAAAAATAATGTTAAAATAATACTGCTAGCGCTCTAGGTTGCTTCCCCACCCCCCCACTGCTCTTAGGGCGTTAGTTATTTTTATGGTATAATCAAACATTATGGTTGAAAAATCCTACGTTGTTTCTGACATTCAAAAATTTGGTGCAAATCCAGCCACAATACAATGGAATGTAGTACGTGGCGATACAGCCACTTTGAATGTAGAGTTTCTATATAGCGACGAAATCACTCCTTGGGACACCTCTACATGGAGTTATAAGGCTACATCATATGATGCAACAGGTGATTTGTTGGATGAACTTTTAACTACCGCCACAACTGGCGCTGTGACTATAACCGCTCCTGCCTCTATGACATTATCTTGGGGTACTGCATATGACACAATTGTGGCAGAGTTGCCATTTGATTTGCAGGTGCAGATAGAAGATGATGGAGAAGATACAGTTTGGACACCAATTGTTGGTACAATTAGAGTATTAGGTGATATTACTCCTGGAGGATCATTATGACTTTACCTGCTGTTATAAAAATTGACGATGACCGTTCTGATATTCCGCCTGTAATAAAGGTAGATGAAATAATTTATAAGGTGCAACGCTCATGACTTTTCCAGCAACATACAATTTTAGTTACTATCGTGGCGATACAAATGAATTTGTGATTCGTCCAAAAAATTCTGATGGATCTGCATTTGATTTAACTGATTATGATGCTGAGTTTTTTATTGCTACTGCTCGCGGTGCTGCTACTAGCGTTGTACAATATGAAGCACAAGCAGTTGTTGATGAAGAAGATAATTTAGTTACATGTACAATTTTGCCAGGTGTTGGCGAAGATCTTGCTCCCGCAACTTATGTTTATGATGTAGAGATTACTTCTGGTGAATCACTTAGATATACATTGTTAACTGGTAATATTACTGTAACAGAGCAAGTTACAGGTGCAGTCTAATGCCAGAGGTATTACTATCAAATGATGATGTTACGGTATTAGGTCCTCCTGCTACAATTGATTTACTTGTAGATATTGGACCACAAGGTATTCGTGGTAGTCAAGTATTTATTGGCACTGGTGAACCAAATGCTGTATTTGAAGGTGAGCCAGAGTTAAATGATTTATTTATAAATACCTCGCCAGGTCCTGACTATGGATATTTATATCAATATGTAGCAGAACCAGGCGGAGATACTTGGATTGAGGTATTAAAAATAAATCCAACTATATTTTCTAAAAATTACTCTGTGGTATTTTCAAGCGGTACTGGCAGCCTTTCAATTCCAATAGATGATATTACTGCAGCAGAGACTGCATTTACAGCAGAAAACTTTAGCGTTCAATATAGTATTGCTCATAGCAATCCCGTAGCATCTTCTATGGAAGTTCCTGAATTAGCAGGTGCTGGTACAAACCTTGTAATAAATTTTAATGCAGCAGAGTATGTAAGCAGTGCTTGGTCTGAATTAGATGAAGAAGTAACAGTCCATGTCTTCATAACAATTGTTGAAGCGGACGAGTAGTAATATTTGTGGTATAATTTCAAGGAGGAGATTTCATGCCAGTTGAAAATATAGGTACTATTTACCAAACCAAAATACCAGGTTTAGCAGATGCTGCTGATATACAAGCAGCCTTTTATGCTTATCATTATGGAGCGTATACATCTGTTGCTACTACCGCTGGAATCATCACACCATCTGTTGCACAAATTTTTAGAGATCTTGAAACAGATATTGCAACATTAGAGGCTCGTCCATCATCTGGTGGTGCTGCTACCAGCGCTGAGCCAGTTGTTGCTAACTTTAGTGGATCAACCTCAATTCCTAATGGATATATTTGGGTAGATGTTGATGCTGCAACTACAAGTTCTGTAATTGGCGCAACTGCAATTTATAACAACAATGCTCCTACATCAAACCTAACAGCAGGTGTTATTTGGGTAGATAAAGATGCTTCTACTTCTACAACTGGTAATCCATTTATTCCACAAGCAGTAATAGATGCAAAAGGTGATTTACTTGTAGGCAGCACAAGTGATACTGTAGTGGTTTTAACAGTTGGATCTAATGGAACATATTTAAAAGCAGATTCAAGTACAACAAGTGGACTTACATGGGATTCTTCTGTTGTTAATTTAACTTCTTCACAAACTTTAACAAATAAAACTTTAACTAGTCCAGTTTTTGGTGGAACTACAACTACTGCTTCAGGTAATCTAGCCGTTCAACCTGCTACATACATTTTAGAAGTGCAAGGTGGCGGTGCA